ACCAACAAGTGTAGAGGAGATGCCAGTTGATGAGGAATATCCAGAAGAAACTACACATTTCTGTGTATGCAAAGCAGAAGTAGATGGTAAGATGGAAACAATGAATATATGGTTTGAAAGCTTTGAGGATGCTTACGAATGGCACTCATATTTTCAAACTAATATTGAACCTCTAGAACTTGATAACACTTGACTGTTAGATAGCTCTGAGTATAACTAGGAACTTTGACATGTATGAGGTAATGTTAAGATTAGAAGTAGACCCTGCCGCCAACTTTTTAGAGGTTGACAACAACTTTAATTCTATGGTAATTAAAGAACTAATTCTAAACTCTGTCTATGATATAGACGATATTGAAATTGTAAAATGTGAGGTAAATAAAGATGTTGACTAAAGAACAAATAGACTATTGGAACATAGATGATATTGGCTTTGATCATTATCAGAACATGGCTGCAACAACTGCTATCTATCCTGCATCAGTGCAGATATTATATCCCACACTAGGATTAGCAGGAGAAGCAGGTGAGGTAGCAAACAAAGTAAAGAAGATTGTAAGGGATGGCAAGCTAGATAAGGAAGGTATAGCTAGTGAGCTAGGGGATTGTCTTTGGTATATAGCTGCTATTTGTAAAGACTTAGGTTTAAACATGGGTGACATAGCTTCTGCTAACTTAGAGAAATTAAGGAAACGTCAAGAAAATGACACACTACAAGGAAATGGTGACAACAGATGAATAATTATTTACCAACAGACTATCAATCTTTTATCCATACATCTCGTTATGCTAGGTGGCTAGAAGATGAAGGTCGAAGAGAAGGGTGGAGTGAAACAGTAGACAGATATATGGAGAATGTAATTGGTAACAAGGTTGATGTTACCACTAAAGATGATCTTATGTTTGCTATACTTAACTTAGAAGTTATGCCTTCTATGAGGGCCATGATGACAGCTGGACCTGCATTAGAACGTGATAATACTGCTGGCTACAACTGCAGCTACCTACCCGTAGATGACCCTAAGTCCTTCGATGAGGCTATGTTCATTCTGCTCTGTGGTACTGGTGTTGGGTTCAGTGTCGAGAGGCAGTTCATAAGTAAGCTCCCTGAAGTTCCTGAGTTGTTCTACAGTGAGACTACTGTCGTTGTTAAAGATAGTAAAGAGGGTTGGGCTAAGGCGTTCAGACAAGTGTTGGCTCTCCTCTGGGCTGGTGAGATTCCTCAATGGGATATCTCAAGGGTACGTCCTGCAGGTGCAAGACTTAAGACCTTTGGTGGTAGAGCCAGTGGCCCTGCACCTCTGGTTGATCTATTTAATTTTGCTATTACTACATTTAAAAATGCACAAGGACGTAAGCTTTCTTCTCTTGAGTGTCATGATCTTATGTGTAAGATTGGTGAGGTAGTAGTAGTTGGTGGTGTACGTAGGTCTGCTATGATTAGTTTATCTAATCTATCTGATGACCGTATGCGTCATGCTAAGTCAGGTGCATGGTGGGATAACGATCCTCAACGAGCCTTAGCTAATAACTCTGTCAGTTACACAGAGAAACCAGATGCTGTATCCTTTATGCGTGAATGGATGTCACTGGTAGAATCAGGGAGTGGTGAACGTGGTATATTCAATCGTGAAGCAAGTAAGAAGCAAGCTGCTAAGTATGGTAGACGTGATCCTAACTACGAGTTTGGAACTAACCCATGTAGTGAAATCATTCTTCGTCCTTATCAGTTCTGCAATCTTACAGAGGTTGTGGTCAGGGCTACAGATGATATCGAATCTCTCAGTAAAAAAGTCCGTTTGGCAACAATTCTGGGAACTATACAGTCAACATATACAAAGTTCCCATACTTGCGAAAGGTGTGGCAACGTAATACAGAAGAAGAACGACTGCTCGGTGTGTCTCTCACAGGGATAATGGATAATCCATTGATGACTACAGCCAACAAAGGATTGGATAAAACTCTTGAAACATTACGTAAACTTTCTGTTGATACTAATAATCTTTGGGCTGATCGTCTGGGTATTCCAACCGCATCTGCAATCAGCTGTGTTAAGCCATCAGGGACAGTCTCCCAACTTGTTGATTCGGCCTCTGGAATCCATGCACGACATTCAAAGTACTATATTAGAACCGTCAGAGGAGACAACAAAGACCCCTTGACACAGTTCATGAAAGATCAAGGTGTACCTAGTGAGCCTGATGTGATGAAGCCTGATGCTACTACAGTGTTTAGCTTCCCTGTACAGTCTCCTACTAATGCTGTTGTTACTTCTGATCTATCTGCTATTGAACAACTAGAGACTTGGCTAATGTATCAGAGACATTGGTGTGAGCACAAGCCAAGTATTACAGTCAATGTCAAGAAAGATGAATGGTTTGCAGTAGGTGCATTTGTTTACGAATACTTTGATGAGATGAGTGGTGTATCATTCTTACCTTACAATGAGCATACTTATCAACAAGCACCTTATCAAGAAGTAGGCAAGCACGACTATAAAACTTTATTATCTTTAATGCCGAAAGCTATTGACTGGACTAAACTTTCCAGTTATGAACAAGAGGACAATACATCTGGCAGTCAGACCATGGCTTGCTCAGGTGACGTTTGTGAAATCGTAGACCTAGTATAAGGAAACAACTATGGTAGTTAAGAAAAGATTTGACAGAGCTTTGTATGAAGCTTATGATAAAGCAGCTAAGGATACGTTATCCGAGCTTCTAAAAAAGAAGGGTCATACAATAGTTAATAAAGAGGAGAACTATTATGTAGATGTAATATCACAAAAAAAAGGCTACACTTACTTCAACGAGGCTGAAGTAAAGGTAGCTTGGAATGGGGGTTGGCCTAGTCATTGGAAAGAGATTAGGATTCCTGAAAGAAAGCAACGACTCTTAGATAAGTACGAAGGTGAAAACGGAGTACTAAACTTCTATGTATTCCGTAAAGACTTGAAACAAGTCTGGAGAATAAAAGATACCTGTCTTACTCAAGACAGTTTAAAAGAAGCTCGTGGCAGAAACATAAGAAAAGGTGAAAGATTCTTTCATATTCCTTATACTGCTGCCCAACTTTTGGAGTTATAATGGAGTTCGATCCGGTAAATAAACCTGCACACTATAACCTTGAAGATGGTATTGAGTGCATTGATTACATCAAACAGATACTAGGTCTTAATGGTTTCATTTCATATTGTCACGGTAATATGATTAAGTATCAACATCGTCACAGATACAAAGCTAATCCTGTAGAAGATATGAAAAAAGCACAGTGGTATCTTAACAAAATGTTAGAAGCAATGGGAGAGAGATACAAATGAATACTTACAGAGAAGGGTACGGAGCTTTTAAGGTGGGTAAGCTAACAAACCCCTATCCTATTAACACTACGAACAATAGGAGTTGGGGCTTTGGTTTTAACACAGCTTACTTTGACAATCTAAAAAAGGTAAAGTTGAATGAACAGCTTAGAGAACGAGGCAAAAAGATACACAAGTAAGAAACGTAGTCCTAAAACTACAAAGCCTTTAACAGCTAGAAGGTATCTAGCAGGTCAAGCACTTGCTGGATTACTATCTACATCAGCAGCAATGTCTCACACACCTGACCAACTAAAACGTGAGGCATATAATTGGGCAGACCTAATGCTTGAGGATTAGTCTAGTAAAGACTGAGCCTGTTTCATTATGTGTTGCTTTCTATCAACATAAGTTCCAAGGTCATCTGCATCCTGAAGATATTTTTCAGCTGAAGTATAGCCTTGGAACAACTTGGGGTATGTCTTTAATACATCATCGTATGATCTATTGACTGCTTGTAATTCTTTTTGTTTTATTATATAAGTATTATTTATATAAGCTGTAAACTGACGTTTACCACCGGGTGTTTCTGCCATTTTATTGAGAAGATTTTTAGCTGCTTCATTAGCATCGTTATATTCTTGACCAATAAATTGTTCTAAGGCAGAAGCCTTGTCTTTATTATCAATCAATTCCATATAACTTTTTCCCATATACCTGTTGTCCTCTAAAGGAATTGATTTGTATATCTCCCACTTTTCCCACATAGGTAGTTTGTCGAGAGGATCAGTTACATAAGGATTACCACGAGCTGCTAAGAAATCAGCTAAGTAATGTACAGTAGGATTAGGATTTTTTCTAGTTAGTTTATAGGGTACTAGTCCAAGCTGTGTTATCTCTGCTTGTAATCCTGTAGCTGGTGGCTCAGTGGCTATTCCAAACTGTCTGTTAATTGGATTATAACTACCTCTTGGGTAAGGGCTAAAGAAATCATATATCTTTAAGTCAAGCTCACCATCTAAGTTAGAGTTATTATCTAACACATTCATACTACCCATGTAATCAGGTAAGAATCTTATAGCCTGATTAATATAAGTATTTTTATGTACAATATCCTCAAGGAAACTCTTGTTTTTATAAGGTTCTCCTACACCTCTTAAAGCATCTTCAGTAAAAGGATTACCAGCAGCTTCGGGGTTTATTTGACCTTGTAAATCTCTGGCAGATGTAGTTGGATAACTAAACACAGCAGTTATATCACCAAGTTGTTTAGCTAAACCTTCTGTCATTTCTAATTTAGTAGCTGACTCTTGTATGTCTTTTAGTAAGTCTACATTTAATTGACCAAAGTCACTTACTAAACCTGTGTCACCTATTACTTCTTTAATACTTTCAAAAAAGTCTGGACCTAACGGTAAGCCAGAAGTTTTTCTATAGATCATGTCACCTATTAAAGCAGAAGAAGCCCATGGACCTAGCACACGTCTAAGATCAGCACGAGATTTAGTTTCTGTTTCTATCTTGTCGTAGTCTATCTTACCTTCTTTTTGTGCAGCAACAGCAACACCACCCATAACTAGCATTGCTCCTGTTAAACCTCTTGCATGTCTATCAGCTCCAGTTTTAAACATGTCATCAATTACACCAGCTTTTTTAAATACTTTACCAACACCACCACTAGCAGTTATGTGAGGTAATATGGGTAGATAGTCATACATAGTTTCTAAATGATTTGCCATGTATCTTGGAAAAGGCATATCAAGCAAGGACGAAACTACAAATGGAAACTTGTAGTGTATTCTTTGTATAGCAGAAGCAGTTTTACCAAAGATAGAAGTATCTTTTCTGTAGTCCTTTTGAAACGTAAATCGTTTAGCATCGTCTACAGCTTTAGCCATTACTCCTTGGGGTAGTTCAGTAAGACTCTTTCCTTCCGCAAGGAAGCCAGCTAAATCCTTAAAACCTTCACCTGTGGTAAAGAAATTCTCTCGTAATTGCCTATCAACAGAACCATACATAGCTCCTTGTTTATACAAAGAGTCTGTTGTAGTATTTAAAAAGTTAGCCATTCTAGATGCCCTAGCAATATAGCTATTACCACCAGCAACATCACTAGCTCTCATGCTGTCTAAGAAAAGTGTCTTGTATGTTTCAGGTAGTTCATCTGACATTAGCATTGCAAAGGCATCAGCTTCTCCTCTATTAAAGGTTAAGCCTTTTAGGGTAGATAGATTACCTTTTATCCAACCCCTCTTTACAGTGCCGTCTGGTGCTGCTACACCTACTGTACTTCTAAATACATTCTTCCACAGTTGATCTGACATATCTATAGCAAGAAAGCCACCAGTTGTTATTGTGTTAGCTGCTGTTGTACCAAGCTGAGATGTCATGAATGCAATACGACTTCTATCAAGTGTTCTTGCAGCTCCAGTAAGCCACCACTCTTTACCACCAGCATGCTTAGAATGTTTACCTTGTCTTGCAATAGACATAATTCCTTCTGCCTCTGCTTCACCAATAGTAGATACACCAGCTCTTGCTAAAAGATTAAGATCACCAAGTTCATTTTTCATTAGTTGAGATAGTCTGCCAGCTTCACCAAGTGTTGCACCGGCTTTAGATAAATCAGCTAACCAAGTGTAAGAAAGTTGTTGAGGACTTAACCCATACTTCTTAGCCATAAGGTCTAAATCCATTGTAGTTATAAGGGGAGGTTGATTTTTACCTTGAGGTTGCAGTGCTCTCATTATAGCAGAAGAGATTCTTTCATTAGGTCTAATCTCAAGTACATCTTTAAGATCAGCTGCTGCTGCAGTAATACCTCTAACAGTATCAATATGTAAACTAGGAGTTAAAAACTTATCAACACTAGGATTCATCATGTCGTTAAGTATCTTGTCACCTTCTGCAACTAAGTCTGCATCAAGTGGAGCTTTAGTTCCAAGGTCTCTCTTCCTAAGTATATTGACTAGCTCTACGATTGGGTCTGCCAACTGTCTAACTTGATCTGGGTCTGAACCAAGCTCAGTTAGTTTATCTATAGCAGCTCGCCTACCTTCAAGCTTTGCTTTCATACCTCTTTCTTGAACATCAGTTATAAGATCAATAGTTCTATTATAGGATTTAGTATCAAAGATACTTCCTAATGTACCTATAGTAGTTCCCACTGTTCCTGCTATAGCTGCATCTGAAACTAGATCAGCATTTGTATATTCAAAACCTTCGATATAACCTTCAGGTCCAGCTAGTCTTTCTTTTGTTTCACCTACAGCTGCACCTTGGTATGCACCTACCCCTGCTTCAAGAGCAAATGTTCCAGCTGCAGCCTTTAAACCTTGGGTAGTATATTTCTTTTTAAGTTCTTTTTTGATAGCTTCTTTAGACATTTCTTTAGCTAACATATTAGAAATAGTATTACGTAAACTCATCTGTGTAGCTTTAAGTCCAGCTTGTGCCATAATCTTTGGGCCAAGTCCAAGACCTAACGTAGCTACACTAGCTATAGTTGTAGGGGCAGAACCTATAGCTCTTGCATAATCCCAAGCACCTTCAGCAGTAGAACTCCAAGTGCCATCACCACCACCTTCACTTATATCATAAGCTTGCATAAGGCGACCAAAGGCTAGCTTCCCTGTCTCAGGCATGTCTCTGTTTTTAACATAGTTAAAATCATACAATGCACTAACTTCATTTTGAGATTGAAATCTCATGTGTTCAGCAAAGTCATTTGCTAAACCTTTTGCACCACGATTTTCTAACTCTTCTTTAGTATGGTTGTATCTACCACCAGTAAAAAAAGTTTCTAAGTCTTCTTTAAAACCCGGTTGATTAACCAGCTCCGCAAAGTATTTATCTTGTACATGATTTAAATATTCCACTGCTAACCTCCTGAATTATTACCATAGAAAGGAAGCTTTGGCTCCATACTTGGTATTAACGTAGTTGGTGGAGAATCCTTGTCATTTTTTATTCCATATTTAAGAATGTAATTAGGGTTTGTTAGTGCTTGATTAATTTGAGGTATAGCTTCTTGTACGGTCATACCATTTCTAAAGTCATCCATAAATTGTCCTAGCACATACTCAGTTGCATCATTTATATTATAGTCTTTGTAGATTCCAGTTGGAGCTTCTGCTATATTTCTAGTTGCATTAAAGAGTGACCTTAAAAATACCCCCATATCTGCATCCTTTGTTGTTCTATAAACTCCACCATCAGGATTTTGGGTATATTCAAAATATTGATCACCTGTAGTAGAAGCTATTCCTTCTGTGATATCATCGTTCATACTTTCAATCTCAGATTGAGTTAATGCAACCATCTTGGCTGGATTAAGCATGAATCTTTGTATTGCAGGAACAGGATCAGGTCTACCCATAGAACTTATCTCAGCCATACCAGCTAACATATCTTCTTCTGTATTTGAATTAATAACATTCATCAAGGCTTCTATTTCTTTATTTTGTGAACCTGTCTCTTCAGCTATACCTGCTTGCATTATCTTTGCAAACTTGTCTGGATTATTCTTAGCATACTTTTTAGCAAGGTCTTCTAGAGTTTTCTTATATGTAAACGACAGATCACCTTTCTCTGTCAGTTTGCTTAACATACCTAAAGTACTAGAGAGTTGACCTGATGCATGTAAAGCTAGTGCTGTCTCTTTACTAAAGTCATAGTTCATAAAAGATTCAACATTAGCTTGAGTTTTCTTTATCTTAGCTCTACGTTGACCTAACCTTTCCATTAGCTCAGGTAAGACTATGCTTTTTCTTTTCTCTATAAGATTCATCATAAACTCTTCACGCCTTGCAGCTCTATCCTTAGCTGCCTCTTCTCTGCTTCTAATGTTACTCAGACCTTCTCGTGCGCCTGACCAAAAACCTCTTGCCATATTTATACCCTCGCCATAAGACCTTTTTGAACTTCAGGTTCTGGTTGTGCCATACCTGCCTGTTCTATATCAGCCTCTATCATACTATCACCTATTGATTTAGGAACACTCTTAATTAATTTTTCATCTAACTTTTGTCTTGCAAGAGAGTTAGTAACAGATCGTTCTGTATTTTCTTTTACTTCAGCCTCGTCTTCGTTATTCATACGATAAGGTGTATCTGTAACTTCAGCTATCTCACCTATAAAATCTACTAAAGTTTCTTTTATAATTAAACTAATGTCCACACCATGTTTACTTTCCATGACTGCACCACGTAGCATACCATCTACTAAGAAGTTTAAAGGTAAGCCCATCTCTAGTATTGTCATAGCCTTATCTAAGTACTCTACATTATTAATCCTATTTAAATGGTATTGTAGAGCATCTTCTGGATGAGTCATCTCAGGAGGTTGCTCAAAACTACGACTCTTAATTGGTCTAGAAAGAGACTGCATTGGAATTACTGGGTTAAATTTTGCCATTATTTATATCCTAATGTAAAAAGATCATATTCTTTTTTACGTCTATCTATAAGACCTTGAAGAACCTTACCTTCAGACTGATTATATAGTTCTATTGAATCTGCTATTTCTTCTATACCTCTGTTACCTTTATCAATTAGTTTACTAAAGTTTCCTTGACCTGCATTATAAGTAAAACTTGCTAGTGCATCCATTTGATGAGGTAAGAAACCATAGTTATGTTTGTTATTAGCTCTATTAACAACACCCATAGCTTCAGAAAGACTTATCTTTAATCTTTTTCTAGCTTCTTCTTCAGTGATAACTTCATCTTTACTGGAAGCTTTAGTTCCATAACCAATAGATAATCTTCCAGCATCAGGGTATGCTTTAGCCCTAAATTTTTCTATGTCAGCTATGAAGTCTTCTATATTACCTGACGTTAAAGACATTGAAGATGGCTCTTCGTCACCACCAACAGAAGTTGTAGCTTTAGAAGACATAGGTATTTTTTTATTAGTTTTTGTTATATCATCAAATAAGTCTTGCCTAGTCTCTTTTAAACTTACTAAAGAATCACTATCCTCTTTAAACTTTTCTCTGTAGAAATCCATATTAATACTAGTAGAGTCATCATCTATCTCATCAGATAGTTGTTTCCTAAAAGAGCCTAGTGAACTAAGCTGACTTTTAGCACTTGGTCTGCCTAGAGAATATTTTGTTGCCATCTTTGTTACCTCATGTATTTCTATACTTAAACTGTTTGGAATAAATGTAAGCATACTTGCTAAAAAAAATACTCGCATAGCTTAATTTTATTATGCACCTGTTGCTGCTGTTGTAACAGTATCAAATACTAACTCAGTTAAAAAACTAGTTGCATTTTTATTATCTTCAAACTCTAATTTTGAATCTAACATTGCTACTTCTTGATCACCTAGTAAAACATTTAAAGCCCTGTCTTTACTAGACTCTTTGTTTTCATTAACTTGATCCATTATGTCTCGTTCTCTTTGCCATATCTCATCTATAGCTTTATTATTTAGATTAGTAATTTCTTGAGCATAGGTTTTATTAGCATCATTTTGTGCAGCTGTATCTAGAGTTTCTGCATTTTGTCTCCACACTGCATTAGCTTGAGCTATAACTACAGCATTTGCTGCATTAGCAGTTTCTCTAGCTTCACTTACATTCATATTATATTTTTTCACAGCATTTTTTTCTGCTGCATTTGCTATTGCAACTCTTGTTTCTTCAGCTGCAGATGCTATAGATGCTTGAGTTGCTAGCTGTGCATTAGTCTGCTTAATAGCATTTTCTTGTGCAGTATTTGCCATAGCAACTTGAGTTTTTAAGTTTGTAATGAACTGCTTTCCTTGGTTCTCACTGGTAGCATTAAACTGTTCTGTAGCATTTTCTTGTGCTGCATCTGTTAAAATACTTTGAACAGCAGTCTGATGTTTTATAACAGAGTTTGCTTGAGTACTATCAAACTCTTTCATATCTAAATCTAAAAATGCTTCAGCATTTTGTTTTGCAGCAGCCTGTGCATTACTTAGATTAGTTGATTCTAAGTTAGCAATCTGAGCTAACTCTCCCATAACAACAGCCTGTTCATTAGTTAAATTAGCTAGCTCCATTGTATTAGCAGCACGAGAATTTTCAAGTGCAATTTGTTGCTCTGCTGTAAAGTTTAGATTAGCTACCTCAGATACTTTAGCTGCATTAGTTACACGAGCTTGGAAGTCTTGAGTAAACTCTAAGTTCAAAAACTGTGCACGTTGTTCTGCTGCAAGCATAGCACGAGCTTGTTTGTTTGACAAGTTCTGACTTTCAAATTTTGCTTGTGTAGCTGCATCAGCAGAAGCAATAGGTAATGCACTTTCAAGTGCAGCTTGTACTAGAGCTTGTCCTGTCATTGAGGAAGCACTAAGACCTCTTGCTGACATTTGTGCCATAACACCACGTAGTGCACCTGCAGCCCAAGGAGGTGGGTTCTTAGCATCAAAATTATCAGTAAGCTGACCCATTTGATATGCGACAGAAGTTTTTTCAGATGGGCTAGCTGTCTCTGCTTGTATTGCCTCTGTATATTCACCAGCTTTGTCAGCTCTACCTTTAATTGAGTCTAGATCAACTGTTTCACCAAGTTCTTTAACACTACCATCAGGATTATATGTAGTTTCTTTTATCTTCCTGTCATCTGGTGCATCTACATCTACAGATGTGCCTGTTGCTGCATCAATGTCACTTACCTCAGTAACAATTTTTCCTGTTTCTGGGTCAACCTTTGCTGTAGCAGCATCCATAATAGACCTTGTTTTAAGTCCATCTTCAAAGCCTTCACCTGTCTGTCCTTTAGTGTCTTTAAGTAATAAATTCTGTGCTGTAATGTCTGCCTTTGTTTTTGCAATATCTTCATCTGCAATAGTAGTTACATCAAAGCCCTGCTCTTTAACAGTACCATCTTCATTATAAGTTGTTTCTTCAGGGGCAGCTGTACTAGAAGCTGAAGCTTTACCTGCTGTAGCTGTACCTGCTTTAGCTGAAGATGCAGATATTTCTTCATCTTCTGTCATAGACTTTCTTGCGCCTACACCATATTCTTTGACAGTACCATCTGCATTATAAGTAGTTTCTGTTAAGTTAGTTCCAGTTGCATCAACATCTATAGTATCAACTTTTTGTTTTTCTACAAGTGCTGAAGGGTCTGTCATAGCTTTCATAGCTAAGACTCCAGCACCTTCAGTTGCTTTATCTTTAGCAGTATCCATTTTTGCATAGGCAAGTGCATCTGCAGAAGTTACTTTACCATCTTTGTTAATGTCCATGCCTTTTTGTTCATCTGCAAGACCTACACCAGCTTTGATAATATCTTCTTCATTAAAATTAAGACCTTCTTGTATTCCTTCTTCACCAATAAAAGTACGACCAGCACCAGTATTAAATCCCGGCTTATCTTCTTCAAGACCCCCTGTACTATAACCTTTAATAAGACCACCAGATTTTTTAAATGTAGTTTTCTTTATGTGTCTATCAAACTTACGAAGAGTAGCAGAGGCTGCAGGAGAAGACATGATAAATGCCTCCATCTCATCTGATTGAGGTGAACCAGAGTACCCATGTAATTTATTAAGTATTGTATATGTTTGTTGTGAATTAAACTCAACCATTATCTAGTTCCTATCCATACTAAGCCAAACAAACTACCTATAAATATAAAAAATAAAGTAATACCTGCACTCCATTCTATTATAGCTTGTTTTAACTCTAGTCTCCTGTATTCGTTTTCTTTTTTCTGCACTCTTATTTCTGCTTCTATCTTTAATAGTTCTTCCCAGTGTGAAGGTCCATATACTACAGAAATAAAATCTTTAAGTTCGGCTCTCATTGAGTCACGTTTTTTCTTAGCTGCGAATATTTGCATGGCCTCTGACTCAACACCACCACCTAATATTTTAAACACACTAGGTTTTTGATTACGTTTGTCTACAAAGTCTATGTCTGACATTGCGCCTGCCCATTGTGACAGTTGACTACCCATGTCTTGTAAGTCTTTGCCTACCTGTATGCCTTTCTTTAGTGCATTAAATGCAGCTGTAGCACCAGCTATTGCAGTTATAGGATCAATCATAGATCACCTATTTATTAAATGTCATCCACACTGCACCAGCTATAAATGTAAGCACTGCGACTGTAGATACTTTTACTGCTGTATTCCAGAAAGCTTTACGTGTATCACGCCATGCCTCTATTAAGCTACGCATTTCTGTTATGTCTTTATGGGCATCATTATCTAATAAACCTATAGAACTAAGAGCATGTTTAGCTCCACGTCTAGCTGCACGATCTAACATATCTTCTAACTCTTCTGGTGTCAAGTTAATATTAGACATAGATTACGCCTTTACCAGCAATTCTGTTGCACTAATCGCAGTTCCTGCAAAGACACTAGGATCGTCTGCTGTTAAACCTATCGTCCCATCTGTTTGAACGAAGTATGATTGCCCTGCTGTTAGGCCAGTTTGGTTCTCACTGACTGTGCCAATGATGTCTACGCTTGCGCTGGAGCCTGATGCGACTTGGCCTCTTGTTGTAATTCTGGTATCAGGTTTAAACACGACAGCCGTTCCATAGTTTGAATTACCATCATCTCTATAAACAGTGACCACTTTATTACTATTACTATCAAAAGTGTTTTTGATGTAATTAGTTGTTCCTGTGTTAAAAGCAGTTGCGCTACCAAAAGTTATAGACGTTCCACTTACTGTACCTGCTACTAAACTACCTACACTTGTGTCAGAGTTTAAGTACGAAACAACTACCATATTAGAGTTGCTATCGAATTGCGGTGCAGGGTAATTTGTAACGGCAGCGTTAAACACGACAAGACTTCCGAAAGTAATATTTGTTCCACTTACCGTACCGACTACAGCCGTGCCATTACTAGAACTTCCTTGATGCCTAAAAGTAATTACCACTTTGTTGCTGTTACTATCAAATGTAGCACCGGTATAAATACCATAAGAGCCTGATAGGATTGAAGCAGTGCTTCCAAAGCTAATACTTGTGCCAGATACTGTGCCTACAACTGCGCTCATCTTATCTCCACCATCAAAAGCAGAGTAAGCTATTACAACTTTATTGGAATTGCTATCAAAAGTTATCGCAGTATGTTCGATTTGCTCACTATGAAAAGCTTGCTTATTTCCAAAAGATATTGATGTTCCCGATACTGTTCCAACAATTGCCGTGCCGTCTTCGCCAGCAGGAACGTCAGCAAACGCTATCACAATTTTATTGGAATTACTGTCAAAACACATATCCATACGGGTTGAACTGCCGCTATTAAAAACGACCTCACTGCCAAAACTAATACTTGTGTTGCTTACTGTTCCTACAATAGCTGTGCCGTAACTACTATTACCTGCGTCCATATAGGCAATTACAATTTTATTGGAATTACTGTCAAAAGCCACAGAAATCCATTCAGTATTAGAACCAGAGTTAAATACGGCAGGAGTTCCAAAAGTAATTGATGACCCACTTACTGTTCCGACAACGGCTGTGCCAGAAGAGGAATTACCGCCATCATTGTAGGCAACAACTACTTTATTTGAATTACTGTCGAAAGCAGCATTTGTATAACTTACAGTCGCACTTTCAAAAACAGCCTCTGAACCTAAAGTTGCAGCAGACCCTGTGAAGCTCACCGCCCCACCCGACATGCCAATGTAGTTTTCAGCGGTGAGGCTAATTGGCCCAGAGTTTGTATATATTACTACTTGCCCCCTGCTGCCCCCTGTTGAAGTTTTTCTAACAATAACAGTGTTTCCAGTGTCGGGGTCAAACGTACTCATTAAAACAGTTGAGTTGTCTGTTGATGTTGTCACAGCGGCACTAAAAGATATGCTTGTACCACTTACCGTTCCTAATGTTGTAAATAGTTTTTGACTATCCGCAGAATATGAATAACTAGTTTTGTTGAGAGTTGTATCAAAAGCCAAAGTAGTGTCACCAGCGGCGGCACTTAATACAACAACAGCAGTTCCAAAACTTATATCTGTGCCAGAAACTGTTCCAACTATAGAAGTTGGATACCCAGAGTTTCCATTGTTAATGTAACCAACCACAACTCTGTTTACATTTGTGTCGTAAACAACACTTACACCATTACTGTCAGTGTTATCATTGAATGTCACAGCAGTTCCAAAACTTACACTGGTTCCACTTATAGTTGCCATTCTAACTTTTCCGTATCGTAGACTAGCATTGTCGTTATTTAAAGAAAAAGCTATAATTATTTTTTGAGAATCTGGGTCATACGCAGTGGCAATGGGTTTATAAGAAGTATGTAATGTACCACTTTCAAAAGTTGCCGCACTTCCAAAACTTATGTTCGTGCCAGAAACTGTAGCAACTACTGCTTTGCCTTGATTTCCAGAAGAGTAATTGCGAAAAGCTACAACTGTTTTATTGGCATTTGCATCATAAGATGCACTCATTAAAGATGCGTCACTAGAAAATTGGGCTTCTGTTCCAAACGAAATAGACGTACCGCTTACCGTTCCTACTCTAGCTTTTCCTACATTTCCACTATCATAAAATAATATAACCTTATTAGCAGAGGAATCGAAAACCAAAGAAGGAGTGTACATTGAGGAGCCTAAAAACTCGACGGCTGTTCCAAATGAAATACTACTGCCGCTTACGGTTCCGACAATGGCCTTTCCTTTTCCACTATCCGCATCATCTCTGTAAGCAACAACCACTCTATCTGCGTTTGAGTCATACACAACGTCCATGCTGGAGCTATTTCCACCAGAGAATTGAACAGGCGTTCCACCTCCTGCTGGCCCTCCCGAAGAGGCAGGAACACTCACAGTCCCATCTGCATTAACAACCACTGGCTTACCATTAGGCAGAACCCCACTAGCCGCCGCCCTTAACCGTGTTTCGTCCTGTGGTGGAATGAAGTTCATGGTCAGCCTTTCACGATTATCTTAGTGGCAGATACAGCCGTGCCAGCGAATACACTTGGATCACCAGCCGTTGTTCCTAGAGTCCCATCCGCTTGCACGAAATAGCTTTGACCAGCGGTTAGGCCCGATTGCTCTTCGTTAATAGCACCTTTGGTCTGTATCTCTGCCCCTGCACCTGTCGGATATGCGCTTGGAGTTATGCCTATGAAGTTTTCAGAGGTGAGGTTTAAAACACTAGACCCAGACAACATTAAACGGACAGAAGGAATTTGACCTGAAATAGCCCAACCAGTAAGAACTGCTTGATCTGCGCCACTTTGTTGAGGACAGTTAATATAATAAGCCGCCGTATTAGAAACATTATCATCTATTCTCACCTGATTAGCATAGGTTATAGCTCCTGTGCCTGTGTTAACATTCCCTACTGAAACAAGAATTTGTTTAGGGTTCATGCCTTCAAATGTAGCGATAGTAACAAATGTTGTGGGATCAGTTACAATATTATTGCTCACATTAAACGCAGATGGGTTGTTGCTAGTAGTCGATATGTTTTGTGGTAGGTAAGTTGGACTTGAACTGCTTGTACCTCCACCCGTGTATGTAGTGCCTACATACTTTACCATTATACTAACTATTTTTTTGTTGTGTGGCGAATCCCCACCTCTAGCAAAAATTAAAAACCTTTCGCCATCAATGTATTGTATTCTTTGAAAGCCTTCGTTGTTTGCGTAGCCGTTCCCGTCAGTCCGTATATTTGGAGTAACCACTTGCTCTGAACCAACAGAAACAGCCATTGCATCACCTGTGCCAGATAATGTTAATGGATACATAACCCACTTTTCACTTGCATTTACAACGGTCATAAACCCTTTAGTGGCATCTGTTGGATTAATAGCTACTTGCCCTGCGCTATAAAGATTTGCACTGATTAAAATATTACCATCACTACCACCGTTATCGCTTTTTGTAACCGTGGTTCCATTTACTCTAAGTATCTGAGAGTAGGTGTATCCTGTATTGCTGCCCGTAGCTAACCGCCAAGTATGAAGATAGCTTCCCGTTGTGCCTATAGCCACAGGTGGAGTTGGAGTGTTAGCTCCCGTACTTCCTGCATTGGGTTGATGGTTTGTATATATTAATTGTGACCCGTAAGAAAAACTTTCACTTCCAGCAGAACCTGTAAATGTGCAAACCTTACAAGCTCCTTTGTTTGCAGAACCTTCGTTATAAAATAATAATAGTTTGTTTTGTGTAACAGTATCCCAGACCGCATAAGGACGATTGGCATTGCCATCAGTGTCTACGTCACTGTTTGAGCTTTGAGTTAGAGAGCTTCCACTGCGAGTGATAATTCTAATTCGTATTTCATTATTACTAGAATCGTCCATCCATATGTAAGCCCACCTATTGCTATTAAATGGATCAGCAGAAATATGAATATTTTGAGATGCCACCCCACTCGTAGCTGTGGTGCTTCCATAACTATAGTTAGCAGAAACTGTGTCAGTTCCAACAACACTCACAGTCCCATCAGACTTAACAACTACAGCCTTGCCATTACCCAAAGCTCCGCTTGCAACAGCGTAAACTTTTCTAGCCGTGTCGCCGAAATCTCTGCCAATGGTACGCATCTTTATTCCTCTGCGTCTGGATCAACCCAGTTTGGATTTGCTGTCCAATTAGTGCCATCAAACTTATACTTGTTACCTGTCCAATCACTAGGAGCATTAGTTACGTTCTCTGTGATTGTAACAGTGCCTGAATTTAAATCGCCTATAGAAAATTGAACAGGATCACCCACATGTATCATGTCAGAATTGCTAACTATTGCTACGTTATCCGCAAGTAAATACTTACTGAGTCCTGTTGATGTTTCGACTATCGTTTTCATCGTTTATCCTTTCACGATTAAGTCTGTGGCAGATACTGCTGTCCCTGCAATTACTGATGGGGTGGCTGCTGTTGTGCCAATCGTTCCATCTGTCTGTACGAAATACTGTTGGCCTGCTGTTAAGCCACCTTGTATCGTACTTATTGCCCCACCAACCTGAATAGTTGCTACCTTTCCATCGGCTAGAGAGCCTCTGTCTTCAATGGTAGTCACAAGAGCCTGACCAAGCCTGTCTCCTGATGTGTTGCTGTGTTGGCCCCAAGAAATAGCTACTTTATTATCTTCTGGTGAAACTACAGCCATGTCCCATGAAGCAGCACCATTAAAAGTAACTGCGGTATCAAAACTAATACCTGTTCCTGATACAGTTCCAACGGCATACTTACCATTTCCTGCTCCAGTATCATTACCTTGGCTGTAGACAATAACTACCTTGTCTCCACCAATAGAAGTAGAGTTTGTCACTTGTGTTGCATTAGCTTCAAAAACAGCGGCAGTTCCAAATGAGATAGACGTACCTGAGACAGTACCAACTATGGCAGTTCCGTTGTCACTATTACCCTCATCTTGGTAGCTTATAACAACTTTATCACTACCGACATAAGCAATACCTGTATCTAAAAATCCTGTCGTAGCAGCCTCATAAACGGCTTCTGATCCAAAGGAGATTGATGTGCCTGAAACAGTACCAACTATTGCTGTGCCGTGGCCTGAATTGCCAACGTCTTTGTATGCAATGACTACTTTGCCACTGCCTATAGAAACTAAGTCATAGCCATCGCCTGATGTATTAAACTCAACATCAGAGCCAAAAGAAATGTCCGTACCCGAAACAGTACCAACTATGGCCTTTCCTTTGTCAGAATCCCCATCATCCCTATAAACACCTACAACCTTATCGTTGCCTATGCCTTCTACATTTGTGTAGGCAGAGTTTCCAGAGTGAGCTACAACTGCTGTACCAAAGCTAATACCTGTGCCACTTACAGTGCCGACTCTTGACGTAGCATAATTAGAATTTTGACCATCTCGAAAGAACACAACAACTTTATCATTCTCAACATTAGCAACGTGAACATATTCAGCACTAGCTGTACTAAACGCAGTTGCTGAACCAAAGCTAATGCTTGTGCCTGAGATTGTGCCTACAATGCAGTACCCATCCTTAGTTTGACTGCCACTTGTGTTGTAGTGTTGTTGATACGCAATCACTACCTTGTTGCTTCCAATATAAGCAATGTCAGTGTATTGTGTTTTACCTGTCTCAAAAGTTGTGGCTGATCCTGCCACGGCAGGCGAAGCGAAACCCGTGCTAAAGCCTAAGAAGTTTTCTGAGGTGAGGTTTGTGTCAAGACTTGCGTTTTGAAATACAACAGAGTCCCCATCCCCAGCACTACCATTCCGATATGCAATAACTACTTTGTTTAAAGTGCTATCAAATGTTGTAGTAACATCAGGAGTATTGACGTTATTAATAGTCACCGCAGTTCCAAAGCTAATGCTTGTATTACTTACGGTTCCAACGATAGCGGTTCCAAGGCTATCTCCGTTTCCTGTATCTCTGTAAGCTATAACAACTTTATTAGCATTGCTATCAAAAGTAATGTTAGGATTATAGATTCCAGCCGCCTCAAAGACTACAGCAGTTCCAAAGCTGATTGCCGTAGATGAAACAGTGCCAACTATAGCCGTACCATGTCCTGAGTTTCCACCATCCCGATATGCAATAACTACTTTGTTAGAATTGCTATCAAAAGTAACTGATACTGAATACCCACCCGTATCAACTACTGAAGCTGCCTCAAAAACCACAGGGGTTCCAAAACTTATATCCGTGCCAGAGACTGTTCCAACTACGGCTGTACCGTGATTAGAGTTTCCCTTATCAAAGTAACCAACTACAACTTTGTTGTTTGAGCTATCAAATGTGGTTGAACTACTACCTATCTGAGCAGCTTCAAACTCTGCTTCAGTACCAAAGCTAATACCTGTTCCAGATACAGTTCCAACCCTCGCTTTTCCCCGATTTGGATTACCTTTATTATAAGCAACAACAACCTTATTAGAGTTACTATCAAAAGCTGTTGAAATCTCTGTAGAATTTTGAGACGCAAAAACTACAGCCGTTCCAAAGCTTATACTTGTCCCACTTACAGTTCCAACGATAGAGGTTCCATAATTTGAGTTGGAAGCATCTTGGTATGCTATAACAACCTTGTTATTTGAACTGTCAAATGTGGCTGAAATATAATTAGATTGCCCTTGCTCAAAGACTACAGGGGTTCCGTAGCTAATTGAAGTTCCCGACACTGTCCCGACAACAGCAGTTCCATAGTAAGAGTTCCCAGCATCTTGGTATGCTATAACAACCTTGTTATTTGAACTATCAAATGTAGAGCCAGTATACCCAAGGGCAGAGCTTGTAAAACCAACAACTGATCCTACCGCTTGACTTACAGAAGTCTCAGCAGCAACACTCACAGTCCCATCAGAGTTAATTATGACAGGCTTTCCATCAGGCAATGCACCTGATGCTACAGCAAATACTTCTGCGTTAGCTTGTGATTGGATATTACCAATGTACTTCATTAAGTAATCCTATGCGTCATTAATTACTTCATAAGAGACAAGTAAATCTAAGTCACTTGCAGCACTAGCACCACCTTTTAGTATATCACCTTCACATAAATAAAGAGGTGAATTTAAAAGAACTAGTGTAGTATCAGCAGGAACACTGATTGTTTTAGCTATATAAAAACTGCCAGTTATATCAATGTTTGTTGTAAAAGCTCCAAAGAGTGCATCGTCTTCTGTATCAACTTGTGCTTTTGTAACAAATAAATCTACATCTGCTGCATTAGTACCGTCTACATTAGTTACTATTATATTGTTTACTTTTAATACTCTATCATCACCAACAGTAAACAATGTTGATGTTGCTGTAGCTGATAAATTAAACCCTATAGATTGGGCAAATATACTAGATACATTTACTATATTTGGATGTGCCATTGTTTATCCTTCTTTACTATCCAAAGACTATAGCCATAGCAATAGCTTTACCTGTTGTTGCTTTAGCATTAAGTTGTGTTTGTGCATCAGAGGTTAATCCTCCAATGTATTGAAACTCAGTGCTTGTTACACTACCATCAGCAATTTTAGTTGCATCAATAGCTGCACCAGATTTTATACTTGCATTAGCAAGATTAGTTATACTATTACCTGTAGCATCTTGATCAAATGTTTTATTAGTAAAAGTAGTAGTTGAACCAGCTACATTAGCTTTACTTGTAAAATAAGTAGCTAGGTTATCAGCCCTAATATTTTTAGTTGTAGTAGCTGATAAATCTAATACGACTATACCATCATCATCTGCTAATGTCAAGGTTGTAGGAGTAACTGCACTACCATCTAATAAGTTTAACTCAGCAGCAGTAGATGTAAGACCAACCACATTATTCGACTGACCTGCAATAGTAGCTACATATGCTTTAATAGATTGTTGGGTTGCTAAGTGTGTAGCACTGTCTGAAGCAAAATCATCTTCATCTTTAAAACCGGATATTGTTGTAGTACCATCTGTTATAGAGCTAGAGCTAAAGTCTACACCAGCTTGTATAACACCTTTAGTAATGCTTAAGTTACCTGTACTAGCTCCTGTAAAAGTACCTGTACCTACAATAAATTTATCTGCTGATTCGTCATATCCAATAAATGCATTAGCTGAGTCACCACGTTCTATTACAAGACCTGCATCATTTCCCGGTGTACCTGTTGTACCTGTACCAAGTTCAATCAACAAGTCTTTAATAGTTGTATTAGTTGTATCAAGGGTAGTAACTGTTCCATTTACAACTAAATTACCACTGATATCAACATCCCCGTTCATATCAAAGTTGCCACCATTAACAGTTAAACCAGTGTTAAGTGTAGCCAAACCTGCAGCTGTAAGAGTACCTGCTGTAACTACATTACCTGATGTATCAGCTACAGTAAACTTGTTAGTGTCCATTGTTAGGCCACCATTAAGTGCTGTAGCTCCAGCAACTGTAAGACCTGCATCAGCAGTAAGTGTACTTGTTACATCTACTGTACCAGCAAAGTCTACATTAGCTCCTGTAAAAGATGCTGCTGTAGTAGTACCTGATTTGATAACAAGATTGTTACCATTATTAGTTAATGAACCGTAATCTGTACCACCATCCTTAAGTAAGATGTCTGCTCCACCAGCATCTATAGTGATGTCAGCATTAACATCTACTGTAAGAGTACCATTAGGTGCTGCTATTACAGCATTAGTTCCATCTGAAGTAAGTGATAAGTCTGTACCAGCACCCAGTTTAATTATACCATTATCAGGTAATACTAAGTCATGATTAAGAGTTACAGTACCAGCATCAGCCATATCAATATCAACTGCTGTAATACCTGAAGAAGCATCTGTACCTTTAATCTTAAAGTTTTTATCTGCTGTGCTTACTGTAAGTTCTACATCACCTGTGCTATTAACTATGTCAAGTATTGATGTACCATCGTCCTTTATAGTTACATTAGCACCATCAGCATCTAGTATAATATCACCAGCTACATCAAATGTTAAATCACCTGAACTAACAGTGTAACTATTATCAATAATAACTGTTCTATCATTATCACCTATACTAACAGTATCTATCTTAGCTGTACCGTCAATAAAAACATCTTTAAACTCTAGTGAGCTTGTGCCTAAGTCAATATCATTATCTGTGACAGGTACAACTAGACCATCTGAAATACGTAATTGTTCTACTGCACTAGAGCTTACCTCTACAAAAACACCAAATCTATTATTAGTTTGATCTACAGATAAATGGTTTTTCTTATCTAGGTCTGCAATAAATGGTACATAAGAACCTTCATCAGAAGAACCATCGTGTCTGTGTCCTGTTGAACCTGTGTCACTTTGTGTAAAAGCATCTCGTAGTTTATCATATTCTGCATTAATAGGGGCAGCTCGTACTACTGCCGTAGGTACAATACTAGCTACTGACTGTCTTGTATAACCTGATCCTGCCATAATTTATCTCCTATCTCCTAAACCATAGGTTATACTATACGCTTGAATAGTATGGCTAGGTTGGTCTGTATTTGTAACGTATCGAATAGAAATTGATTTACCAGAACCTGATACATTTGTTGATCTTATAGGTGAAGGGTTGCCATCATATATCTCTTCTGCATCATATTTAGCATTATCATAATATGCTGCTGCACCTTGAGTAGTAAAGTTAAAATCAGTTGGTACTATTATCTCAGGATTTCCATAGTCATATTCTAGTGCCATAATAACTTCTAATATACCTTCAGCTCTTAAGTAAGTATTTACACTGTGTATTGTTTTACGTATCTCTGGGTCTTGCATGTATACATAAGGTGTTTGATATAAACTAAAAATATTATTACCATTAAAATTATTTCCAGACTCTTGTCTGTATACATAACCATTAGAGTCTCCATGTATTACAAACTCATCATCTCCTATATAGCCACTGTGTCCAGCATTAACTTCAATACCTACAAGTTGACCAAACTCAAAACCTGCACCACCTTGACTACTCCTTCTAATACCACCAATAATACCTAGTGAGTTTTGATCTGCAAAAAAGAATCTAAATTGAGACTTTTTCTTTACAACTATTGTTCTAATAGTTGCTAAGTCTTCATTTGCAATATAATCTTCAAAAATAGATTGAATAGGTTTTGATAAAGTAGCAAGTTCAATATCACCAATTCTATCTGTACCAGATACAGGACGTATACCATCAGGTGCTAGAAAAATAATTTCACCATTAAATTCTGCAACACTATCAGGAGCTATACAACCTAAGTTGTTTGTAACATTTTGTAGTTGAAAGTTAGCTTGATTATCTCCAACTAATTTTTTAATATTATTAGTACCAAATATAAATAACTGATCACGAAAAGCTTTTATTTGAACTACTGAAAATCCTATATTAATTACACCTGCTCCTAATGCAGGTGAAAAACTAATCTCATCTGTAGGTGCACTAAAATATAAATTGTAGGGTTCTGCAGCATCACCTGCTAAAAATAAATGATTTTGAAAAGCTGCTACAAGTGTAGGATCAGTTGGAGCTAAAGAATCTGTAATTTGAATATAGTTTGTTCCATCATAACTAGCTGCAGGATTTATTCCATCTACAAGTACAAACTTAGGAGCACCCCAATTAAAACTTTCAAAACGTATTTGAGATACACCAGTCATCGTAGGGCTTGAGGGTCTATACTGACCTGCACCAGAACCCACTTCAATAGCAGCAGCAGTTGAACTATCTATAGCTATCTGTGTAATAGTATTAAAAAACTTTGTACTACTTACTGTGCTATTATTTGGACCTGCTACTACTTCTGTCTGGGCTGTGCCTAAATAATCTGTACCTGTAATAGTAAAATTTTTACTTGACTCATTACCTGTACCAAAGAAGGTAACTTTTCTAGGTTGTTTAGATGCAGCAGTTGTAAAATTTACAGCACCACCGTCTGCTAAAGCACCGTTAATAGTTAAGTTACCTGAACCTCCGGGTGTCTGAGAGGCACACACACCGTCCCTGTCATTAGCTACAAAGGTAGAGTCTATTGAAGTCCAACCAATAACTGTAGGAGTCCCTGTAACTGTTGTAGAGGCTGTAGATGTACCCCCTGTAATAACATTACTTGTAGCAAAGATTTGGGTAGGTAGTTTACCAAAATTAACAACTATACTATTAGAGGAAGTAGATACTACAATAGCTGTTGTTATTGGTACAACACTATCATCACTAGAGCTTACAACTCCTGTAAGGGATTCTCCTACACTTAGGTTAGTACCTGTTCCATTAGTCACTGCTACGGTATAGTAATGGTTATACCAATGTAAGTAGTCACTACCAGATGCAGGTTTTTTACCTCCAAATATCCCTTGTTGAATATCTGCAGAAACATGTAATCCTAATACAGGAGTATTAGTAGCACCTGTAAGCAGCCCATAAGAATTAGTATACCCTGAAATACGACGATAGCCACCCTGAAGAGATGGCTCGTAATTAATCATTCTATAGGCTGAACCCGGAAGTTGTCCTCCATGTGTTAGTGGGTCTACATTATTAAGTAGGCCACCACTACAAGGTACAGGAAGGGTTGCTAATTGATCAGCCATTTATTACACGTAGTCCCATTGTATGATTCTTTTGTATTGCAGTTGATGATATATATCTTGGAGCATCAAGTAAGAGTCTTCTCATTACATCTATACCATCGTTAAATTTTTGTTGATGTAATGCAGCACTTTGTTCATTACTTTTAAAACGCATCATGTACATCATAGCACCATCAATAATAATATGTTTGTATCTAGCTGGCACTACAGTCGTATCACTAAAGCTAGCAAGATCATTAGGAAAAGACCAGTATCTATATTCTATTTGGTATGCTGCATCAGGAACTGGAGTAACACCATACTTACGTTCTTGAGTTTTAAAAACTGTTGTTGGAATAGTTCTGCCAGAAGTACCACTAGTTTCTTCTTTAGGTCTATGGTATCGTAGATAGTCTTCATAAGTAATAACAGGTAAAAGTTTAGGTTCATTTTCTGCAGAGTCTAATCTTTTTAAATAGAAAGTATCCCAATCAACTTTAGAAACATCTGTTTGCCAAGCATATACTCCTGTACCTGCTGTAAGTGTTTCTGTATAAGTTGTAATTAAAAAGGGCCATTCTTGAGAAGTCTGAAAGATTTCTCTTAGGCTTGAGTTAATAGCATCTTTTGCAATAGCTTGTAGATTACGTGCAGTTGTAAAACCATCTCCTATAGTTTCATCAAGAGTAGTTTCATTTAATCTACGTAATAGTTCATTTACAAGTGATACATAAGTAGCCATGATAAATCCAATATGCTAAAGAGGGCCACTTACGCAGCCCCCTTGAGTTAGTTAAGTGCTAAGATCAAACTTGATCACGAGCTGCTTCTGTAGGAGTCGAATCACCTTGATCACTAACATCCATCAGCAATGCATAGACACGAATTTTACCAGCAGTGAATGTTGCACCACTACCCGCAAATGTCAAGTCTAGTGTGTCTGCTGTAGCAAGTACAACATCTCCTGCAGGTGTAGCTGCAGGAGCATAAGCTCCATCTGCTGCACCATCAATATCAAATGCTGCTACCCACTCGTTATCATCGGCAGAGCCTAAGATTGCGGTAGCATCTGTACCTGTGTTTTGTGTTGCAGATTCTACAACTTGAAAACCAGCATGCAATACACGAGTGTTTGCAGGAAGTGTGAGACATTGAACTACGTCACCACCTGTACAGGAGATTGCCTGTGCAGTAAGATCAATAGTCTTCTGTATCATGTAAGGTGCACGACCTCTTTTAGAGTTACCGTGCTCAGGTAGAAGTAATGATGTAATAGTAGCCATTCTTTATTCCTCCCTTATACACCAGCTGCCGTACAATACCGTGCTGTAGTAATAGCTTCAGGACGCAAGATTTTGCGACCATAAAGGTGCATACCACGTACAATGTCAGCAAAGCTGTCAGTGTCACGATAAGTTTCGGTTTTGTTAATCTGCTCTGCAGTAGCAACAGCAGACGAATGACCAGCAACAACAACACCAAAGTTTGAAGATTGAAGTGTTGAAGCTGATACAGCAGGACCAGTACCTACTTGTGGAAGATTAGAAGAGACATAGATGTTAAATCCATGCAGCTTCGTAGCTTGCAATCCATTACGGATGCCTCCACCAGCATTGTTACCTTCTGCATAATCATTGATCATTAAACGTGAATCCTCATCCATAAGGACTTCATGGAATACAGGGTCCATTACGAGCCAACGATCTGACTTGTCAACTTGCTGTTGATCAAGCAAACGGCTCATACGAGCAATCAAACGAAGTGGTGTCACATCGGTTGTTGCGATTGCAGTTGCTCCCGGCAAACGTGGTTTGACTGGGATAGCTTCACCTGCGTTAGCTGCTCCACCATCATTCAATCCGAAGTCTGTAGCATCAATTTTCATTGAAGCCAAGAGTTCATCAGTGCCTGCTGTAGAAACTGCTACAGTACCGTTTACAGTTGTATTAACTGATGCGGCTGTGCCATGCAATGCTGTCTGTGCATAACCTGACATGTACGCAAGAACTTCTTGGTCATACTGGTCAGCAAGACGATAGGCTGCACGATCTGTTGCAAGGTCCATGAAATTGACGTGGCTATGAGCCTCTTCAATATCATCAACTTTAAATGCAAAGTAGTTACTCTTGTCGATGACTAATGAAAAGTCTTCATCGTCAAGGTCTTGTGGCAGTATAGTTGTACCACGAGAATAGGCCTGAACTGAAATTTCAGGTTCCTTAATAATACGGACGGTATCACCTTGTGCAGCAATTTCTCCGAAATATTCTGAGTTAGTGATGTCACCAACTGTAGTACTTTTGCGTAGGGCAAGTTGTACTTTTTTAGAATAAATTACACTAGAAAAATTACCATTAGGTAAATTACCGTAACCCGTTGCGGTTGAAAAAGCCATAGTAAATTCCTCCTGTTTGGCTTTGGGGTTACAAAACTAAACACATTACAAGAGGCTGTTACATTTTCTAGGGTGCAGATGCTAGTAGGTTGGCCTACCTTATAGCTACTGGGCCTTTACTTGAACAGGTAGTTCTTTATTCGTTTAGACTTTTGGAAAATAGACTGTGACAAAAAGGTAGTCTTTTGAGGCTTTTTGTCTATGTCCCTAGTTATACTGCTAACTTTTTATTTGTCAACAGTTTATCTGGCTTTACCAGATATATCGTAAATGAATTTACCACTACGGATAGCATCATTAATTTCATCAGCTAATCTTTCAAACTCTTTGTCAGACATTTTAGCTACTTGTGATTCTTTAAGATATCCTTCAGACTCATCTGAAGAAACTTTAGCCTTATTAGACTTACTAACAACGGATGCTGCTGCTTTAGTGTTTGCTTTTTTATCATTCTTAGTAAGTCCTTTATCTATTTTATATAGATCAATAACTCTTACAACAGAAGCAGGATCATCCGAGTTTTCATATAGTGCATCTCTAACCCACTTAGGTTGTTCATCTGCCCAGTTATGGAACTCATCAGAGTTACGTAAGTCTATAAAGTCTGAATGAGACTCTTTAATCTTAGCTTCAGACTTAAGACGTTCAGCCTCAAGCTGTACTTCATCAATTTCTTTTAGACGTGCATCAGCTTTGCTAAACATCTCTTGAGCTTTTTTAGATGCAATAGTTTCAACAATGCCAGCTACATCTGGATATTGCTTTGCCCATGCTTCAATGTCTTCATCAGACTTAGGTGGGACTATGCCTTCTCTAGTAACACGATTTTCAAGAGCTTCAAACTTCTCTTCCCAATCTTTTTCTTTCTGTTGCATGTGACGTCTTAGATCACCGTATCGTTTTTTAAACGATTTTTCTTCTGGAGATATCGCCTCTTCTTCATTATCTGAATCGGCCTTTGTTTCTTGGGTAACTTCTTCTTCTTCTTGTTCTTCAGTTTCTCCTGACTCAAGTCGTTTAACCTCCTCTTCTTCTTCTTCTATACGTTTACGTCTGCTTTGAAAGTTTGTACCTCTATTGACAAATCCTGCCACTTTAGTTGGTTGTACTTCTGCTAGTTCAGGCATATTATTCTCCTTATGTTGGGGTCAGCCGTAGCTGAGTAGCCTTATCGTTGTTGTTTCTTTTTAGTCATTAAGCCGCCTTTGTTCATTGGCCCTGCATAGTTAGAACCTCCTGCTCCTTCTCCTATACCACTTCCAGATTTCATTTGAGAACCTGATAATTTTTCTGCTGTTGTTTTAGAAATATTTTTAGCTTTAGCAAGAGACTTTGCTTTTTCTTTTTGAGTAGCAGTTCCTTGTGATGCTTTGCTAGCAAACCCAGCAGCAGCTCGTTCGGCTAGGCTTGGTCTATTATCTTTATTACGATTTCTTTCTATATTTGCAGTTTGTAAATCAGATGCAATTTTCTTACGTTCTGCTTTTTCTTTAGCTGTTATAACTCTAGGAGTTTTAGCAACAGCTTTAGCAACAGCTTTGCCAAAACCTTGTTGAGCTAAATAGTTTTTAAATATACGTCTTTCTGCTCCAGACAGTGAATCTAGATGAGCATTAATATCATCAATCTTACCAGCTTTCATAAGAGCATCTACATCTGGACCGCCAATAGATTTACTTAATAAACTAAACCACATTGATCCATCAGAATCTCCAAACTTATCTAAACCTTTCATAAGTCTAGAACCTGCAGCAACATAAGCATCAGATTTTTTAAGTAGTGCATTTGCTAACTCTGTTTCTCCAGCTGCTCGGTACATCATAGCAGTACCTCGCATTTGTGCAATGTTTTCAACAAGACTTACCTGAGACATACCTGCTATTATAGCACCAACTGGTCCTCCTACAGCTATACCTAAACCTCCTACAATCTTATTTGGATTTATACCTTTAGGTTCAAAGATGTTTTGATAATAATCCATAGGATTTTCCCAATCCATCTTTTCATGCCAAGGAGTTTTTTCTACTTGTTGTTGATTATATAAAGGATGATTAGGATCATCATTACCTCTATTAACTGCAGGTGTCTCTATAGGGACACACATATTTTTTTCTTTGTCAAAGACTTGACCTGCTGGACATACTGGTACAGTCTCATCAGGTGGTTGTGCTGCAGAGAAACGTGGTGCAGTAGCAGCTTCAATCTGCAAAGCTCCCGGTGTTATGTACGATGACTGTGTTGGAGATAGTGCATACTGTCTTAGAGCATCACCTTCTAGTCCTTCAGGTCCAGTAGGGTTTTGTAAGCTGTTATTTCCAACTACACCACCAGTATTCATCTGCATAATTTCCATAAGAACAGCTTGTTCGTCATCCCCTAAGTCTTCATCAACAGGCTCACCACCAATTCTACCATTGTTTTCCATATCTTGCAAGCCTAATTTTGCTTGAATACGTAAATCTTCAAACATTTTTACGCCATAGTATTGTACTACATCTGCAGGTACTACGTACTCACCTTCAGAAAGCATAGCAGGTATATCATCTCGTACTTCTTTTGCTGTAGAGCCGACAGGAATATCATTACCACTTACAGGGTCTCTATCCATACCATCGTCTTTCATACCACCCTTTTTCGTAAAGGCCATTTCCATTTGTTCCTGCATTAAATTAGTCCTCCTTGGTGTTTACCTATCTCTGGTTCTTTTACTCTATCTGGATTAAACTTAGCAAATCTGCTACGTAGAACTGCAGAGTTATCTTGTGCACCATCTACAGCAGTACCTCTATCAGTAAGCATTATATAACTTATACTACCTTCATCTTCTACTATGTTTCTATAAGGTATGTGTGTATAACCTTCACTAGCTAGCTCTTGTCTGACTAATTTAACAGCCTCTGCATTAGACATTGTTTCAGCAAGTTTTTGCATATTTGTATTACTGCTACTAGCAAGTTCTTTTCTTTTTTCAGATATTTTTTGATTTAACCAGTTTTTTACTTCATCTTCCTCTGCAACAAGTCTATTTCCTGTTTCTTCGTTAAGATAGCCTAGCTCTAATGGTTTATCAGTTCTAGCTTTTAGTGGTAAAGTTGTGCCTTGATTATCTAGATTTATTCTACCAACAGCTTTAAATCTATCTTCTGCAGCTTGTTTAGTACCTACATGAACACCTAATGAATCTAGTAAATCATCACCAGTAGATGAGCTACTTAAAAATCTACCTAAAGGAGAATTAGCTCCACCCTCAAATTCATTAAAGTCTGTCTTAAATTTATCACCTTTTAATTCACTTGACCTAGAATAATGAAATACATCTTCAGTAAAGCCTAACTTTTCTGCAGAAGATTTAGACGGTGGTACTCTTTCTCCACCAAATCTAGGTCTAGTTAAGTCGTATTGTTCTGCAGCTTTACTTATATCTATAATTATACCTTTATCACTTTTAAAATTATCGGCTGTAAATAATGAATCTTCTTTGATTGCATCTATATTACCAGTACGAGCAAGTTTTCGATTTTCATATATAGCATTTAATAGTGGATGTTTATCTAATTCGTCCGTTGAAATATTGTGAAAAGGGTCCATACTTTCTTTTGAATAGGGTATAATAACATCTCTATGCACAGTTACAGGATAATTTTTTTCAAGGTCAGCAATAGATTTATTAAGGTATGTACCATAAAGTCTATTAAATACATCTGCATTAGGGTCTTGAGGATTACTTAATTTAGTTGAAAATTTATTTCTAGCTTGTTTTATTTTGTCTACAGAAGGTATAATAATTCTTTCAATACCTTGTTCTGCAGCTCTAGCTATTATAGACTTAAGAGCATTATCTGCAAGTTCTTGCGAAGCACCTGAACCTTGTTCTTTCATTGGACCGGGAACATTAGCTTTTGTATTGTTATATTCATCTAGTGCTTCTACATATTCATTTTTATAATATTGTAGTATGTCCGTAAGTTTTTCATCAATACTATCCATCAAGTCTATATTATCATCAAGATCACCTGAAAGTAAATGATGAAACATTTCATCTGATTCATCATCTTCTGCTAAAAGATCATTTTCTTCTTTAGCTTTTCTATAAGCAGGTATAGTATTTGCAATCTTGTTTCTATACTCTAGTTCTATACTAAATACATCTTCATTTGCATTTTGTGCTCCAGACATTTTTGCTATAGCTTCGTTAATTAAATCCATAGTTTTTTGAGATTCTTTAGGATCACTGCTAAGTTTAACATCAAGATCAGCAAGAGGATACCTATCATCTGCATCTCTAAAACCTTTTTTTCTTAAATATAAAGGTAGAGTGCCTGTAACAGCTTCATAAACTTCTCCTACATTTGAATACTGTGATCCGGGTACTGAACCTCCTCTTATGTAGTCTGATTGAATTTCATCAAGTATTAGTGCCTTACGTTTATTTGGATTAGTTCCTTCGTAGTTGCCAGTAGTTATTGCTGCATACCTATCATATTCTTTACCCTCTCTAAAAGTAGAAGAGGGTTCACTAAATGATGCTAATGATGTATCATTAATTACTGTTGACCTAGTGTGAAATATTTTATCATCTCCATAGTGATGTAACTTAGACCTAAATACTTTGTCTCCACTACTAGGATCATATGGGAAAGGTGTTCTTGGTAGGTATGATACAGGGTCTTCAAAATATCTTTCTGCTGTTGCTCTACGGCTACCCGTTTCACCAACTTTTTTATAGCCTATTTCTGTATTACCACCCATAAAACCTGTATGATTTATATCAGCCTGTCTTTGATAAGATGCATGGGATTGAGGAGCTATTGATTGAGTTATTTCACCACTGCCTACACCACTATCCGTTAGTTCTCGTCGTGTATATTTTTTATCTTTATCTATTCTATAATAAGGAATTTGAGAGTTAGATATAGATGGACTTTTTTCTAGTTGCTTTAAAAAATCTGATCCCTTAATACCATTCTTAGGTATAGTTAGATTCATGATAGCATCTCCAATAGGGTCTACAAAAGATATATCACCAGCTCTATTTACAAATCTATCCTCTCTAATACCTTGCTCTTTAGTAAACCTTGCCATCTCAGGGTTATAAACATAAGCAGGTGGTAGCATACCACTAAAACTATTAAACTGTGTAGGTGAGTTAGGGTTCACCATATTACGTCTTTTGTACATTTCTGAGACAGCTGCAGATGCTTCTTCTATTGCATCGTCTAGCTGAGTTATACTTTTACCACCAGCCATAGCAGCAAATGCTTCAGGCATAGCCATTATGTCTTTAGCTAATCGTTTTTCACTACTAGTACCACGACCAAATATCTCACCCATAGCTCCAGCAAAAACTCCATAACCAGACTCAGCTAAGTTAAGACCAGCCATTGCCATATCTCCTACGTAGTCTCCAGCACGTCTTACAGGACGTAGTGCTTTCATTGTTTGAGACTCATCATCACTAGTTTCTATTTTACCAGCTGACATAAAAGAATCTTTAGCTGCTTGAAAAGGTTCTTTAGCAAACTCTGTTAGCACATCACCAAACTTGTTTTCTGGATTTGGCTGCTTCTCATCATCAGCAGAAGGTAGCATAGAAGGACGAGACATTAGACCACCTTGATTATATTGTGCTGTTCCAAAGTGTTGTTGTGGGTTTGTAAGATAATTAAAAAAACCTTTACCTTCATCAACAATAGGTTTAATTTTTCTTTTTAGGTATTCTTTGCCAGTTTCTTCTGGTGGTAGGGGTTCTTCTTTTAAACCCGGATATCCTTTATCAACGGCTTTTTTATTAAGAGCATTTGTTGACCTCCAATTAGCATAGTCTTCTGCTATTGTTACATCTTCAAAAATAGGTAGTTCTTTACCTGTTATAAAATCTCTGGGTGGATACCCCTTACTATAGATACGTTCACGTACCTCTTCATCACTAAGTACATCTCCATTTTCATCTACAGCTGGAGCAGTAATCCACATACCATCAGGAGTTTCAAATGTAGTTGTTATCTCAGAATAAATACTTCCGTCTTTTCTTTTCCATACAGGTCTGCCATGTGCTGTTATACGATTGGTTTTTTCAGCCATTTACTTTATCCCTAAGCTGTAGCAAAGAACGTAGTGCTCTTACTTCACCCTGTAATCTAAATATCTCTGGGCCTTCGTCGTGTTGTTCTAGACTTTTATGAGCCATGGCAATACGTACATGTAACTCTTCTTGAATAGCCTCCCACTGTGGCTTATTATTTATCACAAGTTTTAAATCGGCTTTGTTCATTGCATTGGCCCTTTGTTTGCACTAAAGCCGGGTTCCTGTGGTTGTGGCACTGAGCCTGTGCCTATGTTACCGCCACCACTACCTTGTGTGTCTTGAGCCTGTACACCTGCTGGAGCACCCTCTTGGGGTTGTGGTGCTCCTTCAGGGGCTTCTGGGGGTGGATTCTCAGCTTGGAACTTCTTAAGTATCTCTGCTTGTATTGCTGCATCTGACATAGAGTTTGTCAACTTGTCAGGATCAAGGTCCATAGACTTAGCAATTTCACGAATGATGTAGTCCATCTTAGCAAATGGTGCAAGTACAGGATTTTGTACAACTCCAAGGAATTGCATAAGTCTCTGACTACGTACTTCATTAGCCATAAGACTTTCAGTTCCACGAGCTTTTACATCTAGGTCTCCTTTAATTTCTTCATCAAAGTCAAATTGCATGTTAAAATTAAAGAAAGATTTTGCTAGTGGCCCAAGTAAGTAATCATCTATGTTCTTGACTACATTACGTATGCTACCGTTAGCAGCAGACATAAGCATAGAAATACCAGAAGCAGTACGGCCCACCCCTGATACGCCTGTTTGACCATGTGCAAAAGATGGAAATCCAGTTGACTCATCTGCTAATACTCTTGCCTTATCGAACATCTGCATGTTCTCATTACTTACATTAGGAAACTTAGTGCCAAAGATAGCTTGACCCGGTGCTCCACCTTGTCTACGAAAGACCTTACCCGGATATACTGTAAGCTCTTGACCGGGAACTAAGTTAGTCTCATCAATTTCTATTAGCATGTTACCAGATAATGCTGCATTATCAACAGCCATACGCATAAAGCCATTCATAAGTGTTTGAGTATCGTCCATGTTTTCTGCAATACCTACACCAAATAAACTGTAAGGACTTACTTCGTAAGGTACAGCATAGTATGGTATTACTTTAGGAGTAAACGGATTAAGAACTAATCTTAATACTTGTCCATTACAAATCCACACATTAACACTAACTTCGTCTAAGTCTTTAAACTCTTTAGGCATGTCTAATTGATAATCTTTAAGAGTTTCTGTATCTACATTACCCCAGAACTCTAAGACTTCATATCGTTGAGCTTTGTTCTCATTAGCATCATCTTCCATAGCTTGTTCCCACCACTCTTTAGTGTAGGATTCGCCTAAGCCGATTGCTTGATCAATAGAATTATTTCTAAAGAAAGGTCTATTTTTAAGAGAACGTATTTGTGAACGTGACATTTTGTGTCGTTCAACTACGTATTCTGCTTCATCCATGTTAGCAGCATCAGGGTCTGGATAGAAGTTCCATATAGATACAGAAGATGTTTGAGGCATAGTTTTTATACGTGGTTTGTATTCACCTTCTTCATCCCAATTAGGATACTCTTTGTCAACAGCAAATGGACCTTTCATAATACCTGTGCCAAAAAGAGCACACTCAAATGCTGCAACTCTAAGTTGCTTGTTTGCATTTGATTCTTCTAACTGATCATGTATTTTCTTTTCCAT